CGGCTGTGTTGGCCTTGCCGGTTGCCTGTTCAGCATCAAGGATAACCTGGGCTGTCATCTGTTCCCGTTGTTCTTCCTGTGCCTGACGGGTTGTTTCGTTTGCCTGGCGGGTTGATTCCGATGTTTCCCGAAGTTGTTCTTCGATGATACGGGCTTTTTCTTTTTCGGCACGGATTGTTTCGGCTGAAATCCGTTCCTGTTCCGTTTGGACTCGTTCCTTTTCCTTGGAAATGCGCTCCTGTTCAGCTGTATCGCGGTCGGTCTCTTGGGCAATACGTCCCTGTTCAGCCTGGTCGCGGAGAGTTTCCGCTTCCTGGCGTTTCGTTTCGGACTGGTTACGCAAGGTTTCGGAGGCGACGCGTTTGGCTTCGTTGTCGGCTCGCTTCGTCTCTTCGGTGAATCGTGCCTGTTCGGCTTCGGATCGGGCGGCCTCGGCGGTGGATCGTTTCGATTCTTCTTCTATCCGGAGAGATTCGGCTGCGTGCCGTTCGTTTTCTTTGGAGATTCGGGTGTTTTCGTCGGCGATTCGTTGAATCTCATTCGCTTCACGAAGTTTTTCCGTTTCCTGGCGTAAATTCTCTATCCGGGCACGTTCAGCTTCGGCCTCTTTCCTGGCGGTCTCAGCTTCTATGCGCTTGCTTTCGGCTTCGGAAATAGCGACGTTTATCCCTTCAGCTTTACCGGCTGCCGAGTCAGCACGGGCGGCAGCAGAAAGGGCATTGGTGGCGGCTTTTCCTGCAGCCGAAGCTGCCGCGACTGCATCCTCATACGCCTTCTCGATCTCATCCAATGAAACTTTTACGCTCGTTTTCTTACCGTCAACGATCTGGTAACCCAACGTCCACAGCCCTGAGAAACTGACCGAGGTGGGCAGCTCGCTGATTTTTATTCTTTGTTCCTGTCCTGTCATTGCCTATTTCATATCTATAAAGTTCAGGCCGTCTTCCGTGACAATAAACATGTCATCTTCCGTGGCCAAGAAATAATCGGTTTCAAAGAGTCTGAACGAGGTGAATACCAAGGTCAGATCAAACTGCATCACCATCGGTTCGCCCAGCGTAAGCAGTTTGCAATTGCTCATCTTCTTGTAGTAGCAGGGATAGGACTTGCCAATCTCTTCTACAAAGAGCCTCCGTTCGCCCGGAGCGATCAGGTCGGCAAAAAAACTATCCCAGCACTGCCAAAAGGCATCTTTTCGAATAGCTTTTAAAAAGCATTTAAAAGTGACCTCTTTCGGCTGGAAGACCAAGTGTTCTGCATCGTAGATTTGCCCGTCAATGGAGGCAATCTTGCGCTGCAGGTTCACCTTTGCCGCCGGATTTCGCAGCAGGGCGTTCCGGCTCTCATAGACATACACGCCGTATCTGCCTATCGGTTTACCATCCAGCTTGTAGCGGCTTTCGGGTAACCATACGTCCGGATCACACACACCGGCTGTCGGTCTCACCGGAAGATCCTCGACAAACTTCAAGGTAAAAGAGGTTGCCGATGGATAAACCCGGTTCACGGGGTGGTCGGCAAGGCGCAGCTGCCATTCCCTACCCAAGGAGGGCACGCGGAACGTGTGCTGCCCCTTGTCGGAGAGATAAGCGATCAGGTCGGAAGCCTGCGAGTTGCTATCCGAAAGGAAAGAGATGGCAATCTCCCGCGGCTGCAACTTCGGGTCGCTCAGATCCACCTCAATGCCATCCTCTTCGGGCCAGTCGTTCCGCTCCGGCTCTTTCATTGCCGGGAAAGCGAGAAGGTCGTTATATCCTCCCCGCGTCACCCGGCAGCCGAAACGGCCAAGCACATTCAGATCATCTATGTATAGGTTGTTGTTCATTGCTTTCTCAGTATTAACCCACGGTTTTCGATATTCTGCAGCGAGCTGCGCGTCTGCCGGATATCCTTCTCGATGGCTTCGAGACGGTCGGTATTGCTTGCTATGCGTTGCAGTAGGGACAATCCCTCTACCAACTGCCCTTGGATGTTCGTCACCCCCTGATTAGTGCGGTCGGCATAGATCAGGAGGGCATAGAAATTGCCGTTCAGTTCGTCGGCACTGTCCTGACTCATCGAGGCTATGTCTTTGGCCGTAGAAGTGCGGTCGATCACGTCGCCGATAGTCGTGCCGGTCACCTGTTCCATCTGCTCCAGCTGCTTGGCTGCATCCTCGATAATCTTGTCATACTGTGCCTTCAGGCTGGCGATGCTTTCAGCGGTCAGCCCGTTTTGCGAGGCGGCGGCAAAGGATTCATACCATTTGCGGAGCGGTTCTTCCAGTGCCTTCATCTTCACCCCCTGCAGCACTGCATCGTTCAGCATCTTTTGGAAGTCGTCGGCAAAGTCCTTGGCAGAGCGTTTGCCCTCGGCAAAGCCCTGCAGGATGGTGTCGGCGATGGCGTTCGTATTCGTTCCGGTGAAAGCCTCCTTCATCTCTCCGTTCAGGTCGTCGATCATTCCGGCGACATCTTCTCCTTCGTCCTTCAGTTTCTGTAGTTGTTCGAAAAGCACTTTTGCTGATTCGGTCAGTTTGTCCTGCGTATAGAGCGATTCCATCTCTTCGTAGGTCTTGCCGGCGAGCGAGTCGTAATCGTTCCAGGTCTTCGCCTTGCGGAACCAAGTGCCATGCTTGTAGTGCGTAGCTGTGATATACTGCTCCTGCTGCAATTTCTCCCACACCTGTTTGTACTCTTTCTCTATCTGACCGGCTTGGTTCTTCAGTTCGAGAGACTGACGGTTGAAGTATTCGAGCGAGGTTTCGCCAATCTGCTGCTGGATGCGTAGCCGTTCGCGTAGGATGGCGTTATACTCCAACTCCTTCATGGCTGTTTCGACCAGATTCAGTTGGTATTCCGCCAATATCTTTTTGTTTTCTTCGACCCTTTTCTTAAAGCTGCCCACGATGCCGGTGATGCCTCCGATGATGCCCGAAGCCCCTCCGATGAGGTCACCGCTCATGATGCGGCCGATCCCGCCTGCCATATCGCCGACGCTGCCCACCAGCTGGGCGACAGTGGCAAGGGAGCTTCCCAACGCTTCGTTGAAGAGCTCGGCAGTTTCAGCAGCCATCGAGATGCCGTCAGCCACTTTATAGCACTCCTCGGCCAAGAGGCTTGCCTGGTCGGCATCCGAAAGTCTGTCCCACTGGTCGATCAGAAGGACTATTCCCTCGCGAGCCTCCTTGATCGGTCGGTTAAGCTCCTTGTCGATCTTCTCCTGCATCTGGTCAAGGTCGCTTGTGTCGAACTTGCCGAACGCCTTTTCCAACACGTTGCGGTTGTCAAACTTTACATCGACCTTGATTCCTTCGAGTGAGGATTGCAGGGTCTCCATGGCGATCTTTTTCCCGGAAATGATGATCCGGTTCTCCATTTCCGCGACCTTCTCTTCGTATTCCTTGATCTGCTCGGCAAAGGCGGAACGGTCTTTGTTCGTTGTGGCAAGATCGCGCAGCTTCTTCATCTTTGCGATCAATTCGTTATAATAGGCAATCGATCCAAGCGGGGCCGGTTCTTTGCCCACTTTGCCTCCTGTGGAGCCAATGATTGCTTCCAATTTCTTCTTTTCCGCCTCTATTTCCTTGAGGGCCGCTTCATAGTCCTGTTTGTTGGTCAGTTTGTCCAAGGCAGCTTCTTTTGCCGCGATGGATGCTTTGATCGCTTCCACGCTTCCCTGCTCAAGGGTATGGATAGTCTTCAGATTGGCAGTTTCCAAGGATTTGCGCTCCTCTTCGCTGTATTCCAGCCCTCTTTCCAATACTTTGCGGGCTTCGTCGAAGAGGCTGTCTGCTTCTGTCTGAGCCTTCTTTTTCGAAAGGTTCTCACCCGACACATAGGTGGTCTGCCCGAACTGGCCACCCTGTATGGCATAGCTCTGCGTATCAGCCATCCGGTCCACCTCCAGCTGCTTGCGGATCGCTTCGTTGTATTTCTCGGTGGCGAGCGTCATCGCGGCGGAGGCACGGGCACGCGCCATCACCGAGGCGACAAACGCCTCCTTGCCTTGGTTGAACAGGTTCTCGGCATCCGTCACCTTGCCGATCGAGACACCTAAGTGCTCGAAGGCAGTGCGGTTCTTTAGGAGGTATTGTTCTTTCGCCTGGATGTTGTCGCCCAGTTTCTCCCATTCGGCAGACATTCTCTGCAGTTGTGTGAGCGTTGTGGAGGATGTTTTGGCGACCGACTCCTGAAACTCCTCGAGCGTTTCCAAGGCATCGGCAAGCGACTGCCGGGCGCCGAACAGACTTTTGGTCCAGGCAGTAATCTCTTTGCCATAAACGGTCAGCAATGTGATACCGACGACGAGGGCCGTCTGCCAGCTGACGATCCCGCCGAGCAGCTGTTTCCAGACCGGCGTGGCCTGCTGTCCGGCCTTGATGGCTGCCTGATACTCCCGGCGAGCCATGTTGATGTTATCGACCAAGATAGGTAAGTTGTTCGAGATGGCGAGAAAGAACATGTTCGCCCCCATGGTGAGCGAGGGCAGCTCACGTGCCACCTGCTGGATCGACATCTGCAGGCTGTTGAAACCGGTTCCGGCCGTACGGCTGTACGCAGACAGACGGGTCTGCGCGGTCTGCAGTTCATTATCCACGCTTTGGATCTGTTCCAAAATTTCCTTTCCGGCCGAACCTTCACGGTCCATTTTGGAAAGCCGGGAATAGGCCTCGGTCAGTTGCTGCAACTTGCGTGTCAGGGCGACCACGCTGTCTGACGCCTCCTGTTCGGTGGCCATCTGCTGTTGCAGCTGCTGCATCCCCTGACTAATCACCACTCTTAGGTTGCTCTCCTGCAGCGCCAAGGCTGCTTTTGCCTGCGTATACCCCGAAAGGCTTATGGTCCCGGCCTCAAGCTCCCGGTCCAGCTGTTCCTGCATCGCGGAAAGCGAACGCAGACTGCTGATATTCTCCTGCATCGTCGTGGCGAGCTTGCGGCTCTCGGCGCTCATGGCGTTGTAGGCGGCCGAACTGTCGGCAATCAACTTTTTATAGGTCGTTGCCGCTTCGTCGCGCAGCCCCTTGATGCCGAGCGTCACTTTATTGACCTCTTTATCGATGTCGCCACGAAATTCAAAGGTGATATATACGGGATCTGTCTGTGCCATTTGTCTCTTTTACTACTTTAATCCGAAAAATTCAAGCTCCTCCTCTTCGCTCTGGAGGGTCTCTTCCTTTTCTTTTTTCTTCCGCATCCGTCCCTGGTCGCTGATCATGGTCAAAACGACGCACCACGGGATACGGTTCATGATTTCATCATACGTGAATGCCCCCTGCTGCACGAGGGTGTAGATCTGTCCGAACGGGCTATGGGGAGGATCATACTCCTCCTTTAACTCCCGGTCTCTGTCGGCTGGCTCGCCTCCGTCGGCTTCATCAGGTTCAGCGAAGCGACCGATGCGATAATGCTCACAAAAGCCTCGCTCGTGCTCATCAGCACGATGATCTTGGCCAGTTCCGCCAATCCCTGCATCGGCATGTGTTGCCGGATATACCAGGCGAGCGGACGGTTCAGCAATCGTGCCGACCATGTGCCACGCAGCAGACCATAGGCGATGATCCGTGAGGTGGTGACGCCGTGCTTGGCGATCTGTTCCAAGACGCTGCCGAAGTTGCCGTCATGCAGGTGCTGCAGGTCGATCTCCATCCGCGTGAAGAGCGATGACATCCGGATAAGGCTGCCCGCCGTGGGCAGCTTCACCCGGATGGGTACCGTCTTGCGCCCGAAGATCCGGAGCAGCCACGGGGCAGGAAGGTTTATTTTGAGCCGCCGGTCCAACAGGGCGTCGGCGGCCATGGCTTCTACCGGGGTCATGCCGTGGGTTCTCCTAATTTGTAGATCTCATAGGCCCCGTCTTCTTCGCTTGCCGAACTCATGGCGGTAGCGGTAATTTCGATCTGGGCGATCTGGTCGGCTGCCAAATTCCAGATAAACCGAGCGAGGATCTTCGCACGGGGGATGTCGATCACCACGTTATATCTGGTAAGGACACGTAGTGCCTTTTCGATCTGCACTACATCGCGTGGCGCTTTAAACTTGTCGATAGTGTATTTCTTGCCTTCGATGGTCACCTCCTGTGCCTTGGCAATGGATCCGCCGAAAACCTCTACCAATACATCGTTATCCCATTCCATGAGGTTGAGCTTGACCTGTTTCAAACCGGTTTCCGAAGCCACCGTTTCGACCGGGACGGTCGGTTCTTCCTCGCAATAGAAGTTGGTCACGGTATCAGCTTCGGTGGTGAACGAGGCGGTTCCTTTCATGGTGCGTGCCAATTGTTTCATCTCGGCAGGCATACCACCTTCTTTATTTACGTCACCGAACAATGCGGCCTTCAAGCCAACTGATCGTATATTTTGTTTCGTTTCTGCCATAGCTTATAAATGAATTGAATGATTACCGTTAAAATAAATCCGATTAAAACACCGCTCGAACACCATTTGAGCCGTTGGCCGAAGGTGGCGACGGGAGCCTCTTTCTTTTCTTCCTTTTGCTCCGTCTGTTCCCCTCGGCTATGAAGCTGTTCTGCGAGTTCAAACACCAGGCGCTCGAGACTGTCGCAGCGGGCGGAAGCGATCACGTCACCCTCTCGGAAGGTGAGGCAAACGGTCGCCTGTCCGCTTCTCTCTGTATAGGCTGCCCCGCCGGGCAGCTTACGGAGGCTGTCCAGCGGGACACTGAGTGTCGCCCGGGCGGGTGGGATTATCTCGGGGGTAGCGCTTACCTTTCTGTCCCACACGAGGCTGTCCAACCGGTGGATAGTAGTACTTTCGTTTATACTCCTGCACGAGCCGGCGAGCAGGGCAACGGTCGTACAGAGGGCAGAGCACCAGTTTTTCCAGGCAAGCCTCTTGTGCATAAAACCTTTCTTTGAGTTGCAAGACCTCTCCATGCAGTTCGTCGATTAGCCGTGAATCCTTTTCAAGCATCTCCCGGAACGCATCTTCCCGTTCACCCTTCAGCCGAAGCCGGACAAAAGGCAGGTCGGACAGCCATTTGAGCAGGACCATCAACCCGCCGCCGGCACCGAGAAAGTCGAAGAATACGCTCCAGTCCATACATCATGCTTTTTTCTTCTTGCGGGCGAAGAGCGAGATCAGCCATTGGATGAGTCCGGTTTCGGCAAAGCCCGAAGCGGCGATACCAGCACCGATGCCATACATCAGGGCGACCGTCCAGTCCAGCCCGGCGAGAAATCCTAATTCCTGCCACCATCCGAACATACAGATGCCGATGCCCAGCACCCAGTTCAGCGCCATGCCCACCCAACCGGGCATCTGTTTCCAAAAGCCGCGGATCGTCTCCACGATCACCGGCACACCTGCCACGATCGCTGCCAGCGAGGCGAAGATGTCTTCATAGACGGGCGTGTCCGACAGCGGATCAGCGGCCACCACCTGGGCCATCACGGGGATGACCATCGCGTAGAGGGCCAGGATGGCAAATAAGATTCTGTTTACATGTTTCATTTTGATTTCTGATTTTAAATTGTTTTTATCCACTCTTGCACGTCGAAGGACGGGCAGGCCTTTGCCGCCAATTCATTGTGGCCGACGATTTGTACCGAGGGGAAGCGGCGGCGGAAGTCCCTCACATAGTTTGCGAGGGCTTCCAGCTGCTTCGTCGTGCGGGTATCCTTGGGGGTCTTGCCGTCGATGTCCACACCACCGACATACACAATGTGCCGGGCTGTCGAGTTGTGCCCTTTTGCCCCATTGGTCACCTCCCAAGGATCCACCACATCGTCTTCATTGTTGGCCACTAATCGTTCCACTGTCCCGTCGAGGTGTATCATGTCGGTATAGCCGACCTGACTCCAGCCGCGGCCGCCTTTATGGAGCGGGGAGGTATGCCAACGGCGGATATCGTCCGCCGATACTTCACGGCCT